CAGACACAGAAACGGGGGAGAAATTTGGATGGGGGCGGGTGCTGGATTATATTGGTATTAAGTGGGAGGATATTCCAGACGAAGACCAGATTCAAGACGAAGACCAGATTCCAGGGCAGATGCAACTAATTATTTAAACTGAGATTTAGTAGAGATTTTAGAAAGGAGCAGGAGATTTGTGCGCACAGAAAATCATGATTTGCTCCGATAAAAAATGGAACAGAGGAAGAAAAGAATCAAATGTGAACTGTATAGGGATTCTATGCAGAATTATAAAAAATATGCAATACCGCCAGCGCAGTTAATTATTGCAGACGTGCCCTATAACGTTGGAAATAATTTCTATGGGAGCAATCCTATGTGGTATAACGGCGGAGATAACAAAAATGGAGAAAGTAAACTTGCTGGAAAGGCAGCGTTTAATTCAGATTTTAACTTCAATCTTTACGAATATTTTCATTTTTGTTCAAAGATGTTAAAGAGAGATGATAAGAAGCCAGTGCAAAGAGGAAGGAGCAGCGATTCGCCATGCATGATCGTGTTTTGCAGTTTTGAACAGATCCAGACTCTAATCAAAGCGGCAGAAAAGCATGGGTTCGTGCATTACATACCGCTTGTGTTTTGCAAAAACTACAGTCCACAGGTATTAAAAGCAAATATGAGGATTGTAGGTGCTACAGAATACGCCTTGTTACTTTATCGTGACAGGCTTCCAAAATTTCGAAACGGTGTAAAGTCAGACGAAAACGGCAAGACGATACCGGGAACAGGGCATATGGTGTTTAACTGGTTTATGTGGGAGCGTGACGGGAAGGATGTTCCGAAAATCCATCCAGCACAGAAAAGCGTGAAAGTGCTTAAAAAGTTAATAGAGACATTCACAGATCCCGGTGATGTGGTAATAGACCCGTGTTGCGGGAGCGGAGCAACATTAAGAGCGGCTCATGAACTTGGAAGAAATGCATTTGGATTTGAAATTGACCGCACGTTTTACAGAAGAGCAAAAGATGAGATGCTAAAGTTTGAAAATAGTCAGATGAGCATATCGGACTTTCCGGGAGTTCTGACTTAGAAAGGAGTGATAACATGCGTGTATTGCCGATATTGTTTAACACCGAGATGGTTTGGGCAATACTGGACGGGAGAAAGACGGTTACAAGGCGGTTAGTTAAGCCACAGCCACAAGGATGTTTCGAAGTGCATGAAGAACCGCTGTACATATATGATGCTGATGACGGTCTTGGAATGAGAAATCCACCATATCAGCCAGGAGATATTCTGTATGCCCGGGAAACGTGGTGTAAAACTTATTATCATGATTACGGAAAATATTTTTACAGGGCAGATGGCGAAGAAATTGATATGCCGTTAATAACAGGCGGTACTATAAAATACGGGAAAGCAGATGGATTAAGGTGGAGACCATCCATACACATGCCAAAGAAAGCCGCCCGTATCTGGCTAAAGGTTACGGATGTGCGGGTGGAGCGGCTGCAGGATATAACGACGGAACAGATTTTGAGAGAAGGAGCCAATACAGAGGCTATCAAACATTACATAAAACAGATGCCAGATCAAACTGACGAATGGATAGACGCGGCCCATAAGGTAGAATTTCAGCAGTTATGGGATTCCACAATCAAGAAATCTGACATTGACCGTTACGGATTGGACGCTAATCCTTGGGTATGGGTGATTGAATTTGAGAGGTGCGAGAAACTAGAAGAAAAGAAGTGACTTCCGCACTATACGGTAGATGAGTATGTTAGAAAATTGGGTGAGTGTACGTTGACAAGAAAATAAAACAAGCAGTGGAATACCGTCCAAAGTATATTCTCCACTGCTCATTCACCTAAGAAGATTGTATCATAAGACTTCTTCTTAGGCAATACCAAGGAGGAATAATATGTATACAAATGAGAATGTAAATATTAAGAGCAACATTATTAACAACATTATGCTGCAAATGTCCGTATATCTGGATGCGGTAACGCTGGACATCCTACAGAAAGTCGTAGAGGAACAGTTCGTATTTCTGAAATTATGAAAATCGAAATGTGAGGAACAACAAAGGAAAGAACCAGGCCAGCACTTGCAATAACGAGCGCAGATACCTCTCTGCATTCTTCACCTGGCTGCGCAAGGAGAAGTTTGTTACATATAACCCAGTCGAATGCGTGGAGCCGAAGAGGGAGCGCAGGAAACCGATAGACTATTTCAAGCCGGGACAGATGGAGGAACTAAGGGAAGGATGCATTACCCTGAGAGACAGGGCATTGGTAGAAGTCCTGAGAAGCACCGGGGCCAGGGTAGGCGAGATCGTGCCGATCAATAGGGATGACATCGACTGGAACACAGGAGATGTGACCATTCTTGGCGAGAAGGGTGGAAGATACCGCGTGATCTATCTGGACGAGGTGGCAAGGTATCATCTCCGCAAGTATGTGGAGAGCAGGAAGGATGATAACGAGGCATTATTTGTGTGGGAGAGAGCGCCGCATAACCGTCTTAACAAGACTGGTATCAGGGCATCTCTTAAGACGATTGCCGGACGCGCAGGGCTTAAGTGCCGCGTATATCCACACAAGATGCGCAAGACCCTGGGAATGCAGTTGAAGAACCAGGGAGTAGACATCGGGGATATCCAGGAGATACTTGGACACAGCAACCCGAACGTTACGAGCCGCTATTATGCAGAGTCCACGCCAGACACATTGCGTGACGTAAGGAGAAGGGCGGCAGCATAGGAAAGGAGAATGATGGAGATAGACAAGATTATATTAACCCAGTTATGCAGTCACAAGAAGGAGTTATCTGATTTGCGGCGCAGGAAAGAGGACAATGACAGGGAGATAGAGAGGCTTGAGGATAAGGGCACGGTCGTGTCAGACTCCGTGACATGCGGAAAGAAAGGGAAGAAGCCGCTAGGCACGAAGCGGATTACCGGATTCCCGATGCCGGAGTATGAAAAGCGGATGAGGTACAAGCGCGTATACAGCAATATGCTTGAGCGTCAGATTACGAAGATTGATAAGGAAATCGCTGAGGCAGAGCAGTACATAGAGAGCATTTCGGACAGCCGCATAAGGAGGATATGCAGATTCAGGTGTCTGGATGATTCTCTGAGTTGGGGACAGATAGCGCGGAGAATGGGACACCCGCACACGGCAGAAAGTTGCAGACAGGCGTTTGAAAGAGAAATTGGCATAAGAAAATAATGTTTGACCGTTCCGACCGTTTTACATGTGCTATTATTATAATGACAAAAGTGTATGGTCGTAAGACAGTGCATAATGTCATCCCCCTGAATTTGTAATAGGCCATCGGAAGGAGCCATCCTGCTGGTGGCTTTTTGCATGCAGGCAGATGGAATGTAACTCGGTTCGTTCGGTAGCGCATGAGGTTGCTGAACCCTAAAATCAGATAGTGCAGCGCAAGGCACGATAAATATTACTGCTAACGGGCGCAGAGGCCCGTTAACGGGATGTAGCGCAGATGGTAGAGCAACTGCCTTATATGCAGCAAGCCCCTGGTTCGAGTCCAGGTATCCCGACTGTGGAGTTTTTGCGGTTTCTTCACAACATGTGAATCCATCCGACAAACCTCCTTATAAGATAAATAAAAAACCGCAAACAATAAGGAGAAAGAATATGTTAGATTGGGCACTGAATTATCAGGAAGAATTGATAAAAAAATTAAGAGAAACCTGGATGGATGATAGATATAAGTGGTATCATGCTGGAAACTTCTATGAGGATGTTAATATCAATCATGATACATGGACCCGCCATCAGTATGTTTCAGTTAGAAACGGAGAAGTCATAGGATCGATTGAATACCGGATAGATAGATCAAGCGAGTATGCATATGATCTGGGGATAATCAATTTTGAGGATAAGCCGTCATTTGAGTTTGGCTATGATTTGGGAGAGGCATTAGACAAGATATTTTCCAGGTATGCTATACGCCGCCTGGAATGGTCTGTCATTATCGGAAATCCTATAGAAGAATCATATGACAGGATATGCAGGAAGTATGGAGGCCGGATAGTAGGGACGTATAAAAACCGTACAAGGCTGACAGATGGAAGATACTACGATGAAAAACTGTATGAGATAGAGTTAGCCGATTACATGGAGGCTAAGAAGAAGGCATAGGGAAGAGAGGTGATCCAGGGTTGGCTAAGTATCAAGAATGGATAGAGCCGGAAGGCTTGCTTAAGATCGAAGGATGGGCCAGAGATGGACTGACGGATGAGCAGATAGCAAAAAACATCGGCATAAGCCGAGAAACCATATACGCATGGAAGAAGCAGTACCCTGACTTTTCTAACGCCTTAAAAAAGGGCAAGGAAGTAGTAGACCGGGAAGTAGAGAATGCGCTGCTTAAAAAGGCTCTTGGATACGAGTATGACGAGGTTACGAGAGAAAGAGTGTTCAATGAAGATACTGGCAAGCCGGAGTTGATTGTTACGAAGATTGTAAAGAAGCAGATGGCCCCGGACACGACAGCACAAATATTCTGGCTTAAGAATCGAAAGCCTAGCGATTGGAGGGACAAGAGAGACTATAGCGTGGAAGGAGCCATGAATGTCAATAATCCATACAACGGGCTTACGACAGAAGAACTTAAGAAGTTGATTAAGGATGGATAAGGAACTAATCAGGCTGGGTGCCAGGACAGAACTTGCAAGACGCGAGTTCTTTTTTTATTGCCAACTGAAAGCACCTGATTTTTATAAGGACGATAGGGAATACCTGACGCAGCTATGCAACTCTTTGCAGGAATTTGTTGAGTCGGACGAGGAAGTATGCGTTATTAATGTGCCTCCGCGGCATGGCAAGAGCCGTACGGCTGGCAATCTCGTAGAGTGGTTTCTTGGAAATGACCCAACAAAAAAGATTATGACTGGATCATATAACGAAACACTCTCGACCATGTTCTCGAAGAACGTAAGGAACAGCATACAGGCTGTGAAAGCAGATATATATAAGCCGGTGTTCTCTGATGTATTTCCAGGAGTCCGCATTAAGTATGGTGATGCGGCAATGAACCTGTGGAGCCTTGAGGGAGGATATAACAATTACCTTGCTACTTCACCCACTGGAACGGCTACGGGATTCGGGTGTGATCTGATGATTATAGACGATCTAATCAAGGCTGCAAAAGAGGCTTATAATGCCAGGGTGCTTGAAGAACACTGGACATGGTTCACCGATACGATGCTATCAAGGCTTGAAGAGGGCGGGAAGATCATCATAATAATGACGCGCTGGCACAGCGAGGATTTGGCTGGAAGAGTTCTTGAATGGTGCAAGGAGAAAGGCAAGAGATATCGCCATATTGCCATGAAGGCACTTATAGACAAGGAGAGCCATACGATGCTGTGCCCCGAAATCCTCTCTTATGCTTCTTATATGGACAAGATTAGCGCAATGGGAGAGGACATAGCAAGCGCGAACTATAACCAGGAGCCTATTGATCTTAAGGGGCAGTTGTACACGTCCTTCAAGACTTATGATGACGTACCAAGGGACACTACCGGCAAGCCGCTATTCTCTTCCGTCAGGAATTATACGGATACGGCAGATGAAGGCAGCGATTATCTGTGCAGCATCACGTATGGCGTATATAACAAGGAGGCATATATTCTTGATGTCATATATACTCAGAAGCCAATGGAGGATACGGAGCCAATGGTTGCGAAGGCGTTATTCGAGTATGGAGTGAACAGGGCGAAGATTGAATCGAACAACGGAGGCCGCGGATTTGCACGGTCCGTAAACAGCATACTCAAGCAGGAGTATAAGAGCAACAAGACCAAGGTAAGGTGGTTCCATCAGTCCGAGAACAAGATCGCAAGAATATTGTCCAACAGTACCTGGGTTATGAACCACATATATTACCCGAAGAACTGGAAAGACAGATGGCCGGATTACTACAAGGCAATGTACAAGTATCAGCGGGAAGGGAACAACGCGCATGACGATGCACCAGACGCGACTACGGGAGTAGCGGAGAACACTGTACACTTTGGAGGCGTGTCTATGGGATAATGGAGGAAATATGGAATTAGAGATTGCTAAGAAAATGCTAAGAGCGTATATGCCGGGACATGAAAAGTTCGTTGTTGAAGCGGACACTGCTAACAGGTATTACAGAAAGAAAAATGATATACTGACGATCAAGCGCGAGGACAAGATAGAGGATGACCCGCTAAGAAATGCGGACAATAGGATACCGAGCAACTTCTACAAGTTGCAAGTCAATCAGAAGGCGGCATACGCATTTACAGACCCCGTGCTATTCGATGTAGGAAATGACACGGCGAATGAAACGATTAAGAAAGCCCTGGGTGATGCATTCCAGAAGAAGTGCAAGGCGTTATGTGTGCAGGCTGCTAACACATCCGTAGGCTGGCTTCATTACTGGAAAGGAGAGAACGGCGAGTTCAAGTATTCGGTACTGGACTCAAGAGAGGTAGTGCCAATATGGAACAAGGAGTTGGAGAAGGAACTTAAGGTGGTACTCCGTACATACCGTGATATTGATGACGCTACAGGAGACGAGTATTTCATCTATGAATTCTGGACGGATGAAGAGGCAGAATCATTCAGGCGCAGGATTGATAGTGATGGCTATGATATGCTGGAACCTTACTGCCAGTATCTTACGTTAGATGTAGATACTAACTCTGAGACTTACGAGAGCGTATACAAGCATGGACTTGGGGAAGTGCCGTTCATATTCTTCAACAACAACGATGAAGGAACGAATGATCTCAACGACATCAAGGAACTGATAGACTCTTATGACAAGATATATTCAGGATTCGTGAACGATCTGGAAGATATTCAGGAGATTATTTTCGTCCTCACAAATTATGGTGGAGAGGCTGACACTCCGACTGAAATACTACGGGAAATCAACAATACCAAGATAATACAGGTGGAAAGCGAAGGCCAAAACGACAAATCAGGTATATCCACATTGGCAATAGAGATACCAGTAGAGGCCAGGGAGAAACTATTGACAATGACTCGGAAGTCTATATTTGAGCAAGGAATGGCTATTGACCCTGACCCGCAGAATTTTGGAAACAGTTCTGGCGTGGCATTGGGATATCTGTATTCGCTCCTTGAACTTAAGACTGGATTAATGGAAACTGAATTCAGAATATCATTCAATAGGCTTGTGCGTGCTATCCTTAGATTTCATAATCTGTCAGCAGAAAACATTGAGCAGACGTGGACAAGGACAAGCGTCACGAATGATGCGGAACTCTCAGACATAGCGCAGAAGAGCAAGGGAATCATATCAGATGAGACAATCGTACGCAGGCACCCCTGGGTAGATGACCCCACAAAAGAGTTGGAAAGGCTTGAAAAGCAGAGGAAGGAAATGGAGAAGCAATGGGACAATATCCCGAAAGCCGATGGAGGGTTAGGAGATGGCGAAGAAGAATAGCGCAGAGTATTGGGAACAGCGTATTGCTAATACTACCTGGGAGACGTACAACACGATAGAGGAAAAGAACCGCAGAATATTGGAGTTCTACATTGATGCAAGCCGACAGGTCAGGGAGGAACTCTATTATATTGCCGAGAAGTACAGCAGGAACGGCACGCTATCGCTTTCGGATATGTATAAGCGCGACCGACTTGAAAAACTATGCAGGAAATACGAGAGCATTATCAAGCGTCTTGGAGAGGAAGTGCAGAGCGAGGCCACCGAAAATATGCAGGATGGGTTCAAGGATGTGTATGTCGCAACAACAGAGTTCCTAGAAGCCGAGGGGATATCGGTTCCCAACAGAAAACTTATGGATAAGTTGATAAATGAACCTTGGAGAGGTGACAGTTTCTCCGGCAGGATATGGGAAAATCAGAAGCAACTTGCGGTTGGCCTTAATGATATCCTTCTTGCCGGGTTGCAGCAAGGAAAGACGGTAACAGAGATCGCTATAAGCCTGCATAACTATACTGGCAACAGTTTCAACAACTGCCACAGGCTCATACGGACAGAGACGATGCACTACCTCAATAGTGCGGTACTCATGGGATATAAGGATGGAGGCGTAGAGAGAGTGAGGGTATGGGCGGCATTGGATGAGCGGACATGCGAGACATGCATGAGATATCATGATAAGGTATATCCGCTTGGCAAAGAGCCGATTCTTCCACTCCACCCGAATTGCCGATGCACATATTTGCCGGAAGTAGAATAGGAGGATGACATGAAAGAATTAAGGGTAACCGCAAATAAGAAGTTGAAGATACAGTGTACATGCGGAAAAGCATTTGAGCCGACAGCGAAGATGATGATAGAGCATGTGCAGGATGATGGGATGATAGAGGTATATTATCTCTGCCCGCACTGCAAGGAGAAGCATCATGTATGTTACATCAACAGCGAGATCAAGCGCATACAGAAGTTGATTGACAAGGCAAGGAGAACGAATAACCCGGAGGCCTGCAAGATATTATGTGGCCGCAAGAAATATCTCATGGATGCTCTTAACAATCGCTTGTAGACAGACTCCCAAGATGGTAATATATGGATATAATATATTTTAGGGAGGGTTTGTAAATGAAAAAGATTGTAAGTGTATTATTTGTTACGGTTATGTGTTGCGTTATGATAGTTGGATGTAGTGGGAAAGACGATGTTACAAAATTGCCACATAATCCTAAAATAAGCATAACTGATAAAAAGTCAGATATTTTAAAAAAGGAAGAACTTGATACGGAAGATAATATATCTTATGTCTTAAGTGAACCGGGAAAAATTGATGGAAAAGAATATTCTGTTACTTACCAGTTCTCAAATACGGAATCTGAAATGGATTTGATTTCGTCAGTGTATTATGATTCGGAAGAAGCAACTTTGGATGATGCGAAGAAATATATAGAAGATGTATATGGAGAATTGGACAAAGATAGCACCGAAGGAAAATATTGCCCAGGGCAAGACGGAAGATATATAATTAAAAGTGATAGAAAGGTATGGACGATAGGATATTTTACAATGGATAATGGAGACACAAGAATAATAATTTCGCGTGACGTGTCATTAGAATAAAGAAAAAGCCACTTGCTTTTGCGAGTGGCTTTTTGATTGGAGGTGATGGGGTTGATTGTAAAGGTTATAAGGTCTTATTACGATGTGAAAAAGCACAGAAACATAGGACAAGGCGAAGAGATTGAGGTTTCCGAGTCAAGGGCAAGGCAATTGGAAAAAGCCGGGGTAATTCAAAAAAGAGCAGCAAAAACGAAGGACGCATAGGCGTTCTTTTATTTTTGTACCCTTTTTTAAGTGTTGCAGGGGATAAAGAACAACGGTACATTCCATACCTGGAGAGCCGGAATAAAAATCTATGGAGGTGAAACTAAATGGAATGGTTAAAGAAAATCTTAAGCAATGCGGTATATGGAGAAGATGGGAAGTTGGATGTGGAAAAGACCTTGGAAAAAATCAATAAGGAGGCGCCGAACCACATCATACCAAAGGTGGAGTACGACACAAAGGTTACAGAACTTAATACGGCAAATGCCACCATCAAAGATTTGCAGGAAAGCACTGAGGGGAATGAGGAACTGCAAGGAAAGATCGAGACATATGAGACAGAAATTAAAAACTTGCAGAAAGCGAATGAGGACATGCAGAAGTCATACAGGCTCAAGGAAGTAATTTCAAATGCCGGATGCACAGATGCTGACTATCTGATCTACAAGCATGGCGGGCTAGATAAGTTCACGTTCGACAAGGACGGAAAGCCTGTTGGGGTAGATGAAATCGTAAAATCCTATAAGGAATCAACGCCTATGCTATTTCATACTGGACAGAAGCATCAGAGTTATAATCCACCGGGCGGTAAAGGAGCAGCGACTACTAACCCATTCGCAAAAGAGACATTCAATCTGACGGAGCAAGGAAGAATGCTTAAGGAAAACCCGGCGCAGGCACAGGAAATGGCAGCCGCAGCCGGAGTAACATTATAAGAACAAGAAAGGTTAAAAAGGTGATAACACATGGCAGGAACAACATTATCAGATGTAATTGTACCACAGTTATTTACGCCGTACGTAATCCAGAAGACAATGGAGAAATCGGCATTATATAACTGTGGAATTATTGTTAACGATACTAAATTTGACGAACTGGCTTCACAGGCCTCTCCACTAGTGAATATGCCGTTTTTCGAGGATTTGACTGGTGAGTCAGAGTCCGTAGTGGAGGGGAAGGATTTGACGCCGTCTGGAATTGAATCCGAGCAGGACGTTGCAGTAATTATCAGGCGCGCAAAGATGTGGAGTGCCACTGATCTGTCAGCCGCGCTTGCGGGCAGCGATCCGATGCTTGCGATTGCATCCTTAGTGGCAGGGTTCCGCGCGCGGGATATGCAGAAGGAGTTGGTCGCTATTTTAAAGGGAATTTTCGGCTCTTATACAGCATCAGAATCGACCTCGGCGACAACGCCACTTGCAAGCAATATATTAGACATTTCTGGCGGTTCAGGAGCGGCGGCTAAGTGGAGCGGGTCTGCTTTCATTGATGCAGAACAGTTGCTTGGAGATAATAAGACGGCACTTACGGGTGTTGTAATGCATAGTGCTACGGAGGCGGCACTTAAGAAGCAGAATCTTATTGAGACCGTACAGCCATCGAATGACGTGTCGTTCGGATTATATCAGGGGAAACGAGTCATTGTGGATGACGGATGTCCTGTAACTGGCTCTGGCTCAAATCAGGTATTCTCTACATACCTTTTCGGTCAGGGCGCGATTGCGCTTGGTAATGGAAATCCAGTAGGATTCGTACCAACCGAGACAGATCGGGACAAGAAGAAGGGTTCCGGTATTGACTACCTGATTAACAGATGGACGAACATACTTCATCCGCGCGGAATTCAGTTCACAAACGCCAAGGTAAGCAGCAAGAAGGAAGGCCCTACAAGAGCAGAACTTTCTGACGCGCAGAATTGGAACCCCGTATATGAACCAAAGCAGATCAGGATTGTGGAGTTCAAGCACAAACTGTAGGAGTTGATCGTATGGAAGAGAGAATATTAGAGAGCCTGCTAAAACGTCCTGGCTTGGGTGACAAGAGATATATCCTTGAGGATATGATACATGATAGCGTTCTGGAAATCCGGGACGCTATCAATTATGAAAAAGATGAGGAATTGCCAGAGGCATGTGAATTGGCAGTGAAGGAACTGACGCTTATCAGGTTCAATCGAGACGGAACAGAGGGCATAGCAAGCGAGAGCAATAGCGGAGTTTCTACGTCATATATCAATGAGTTGCCGCCTTCTGTTAAGCGTATCATATATCGCCACAGGAGATTACGCAGGAGGAAATAGGATGTCAATAAACCGGGATATGAGCAGATACACGATTCAGGAAGAAAAGCGTGTCAGAAGTCCATCTGGCGGATTCAAGACAGAATGGGTACATGTCTCCAATGCCGATGTCGCCGTATATAAAAATGATGAGTACGTAACGCATGCAAGCGAGGTATACAAGGTATCAACGCATACAGGGCTTACATACCGCAAGGGACTCAGGGCTGGAAAACATCGTCTTAAGAATGACGATGCTGTATATATGATAATGTCCAGCAACGATTCCGGAAGGCTGGCAAGCCTGCTTCTCAAGGAGGTGACTACGGATGTCGGATAATTCTGCATTTGAATCTAGCATGAATGCGGCAATGCTTAAAATCATTACGGATGTAGGCAGAAATATGAAAAAAGCGTGCTATGTCGTTGAAGCCGAGGCGAAAAAGAACTGCCCGGTAGATCAGGGTATTCTTAGGGCATCGATTACCAGTGAGGTTGATATTTCCAACTCTGAGATAGTCGGCATGATAGGCAGTACACTTGAGTATGCGCCTTATGTGCATGATGGGACTGGAATCTATGCGAAGGATGGAAATGGCAGGAAAACTCCGTGGGGCTATATGGTGATGGCTGGAAAATATAAGGGATATCATTGGACTCGCGGGCAAAGGCCGCAGCCGTTTCTGGAAGATGCGAAACTTTCAAAAAAATCATCCATAGAAAGGATTCTGGGAGGTAAATTGTAATGGAATTGGATATCAAGAATTACATAGAATGCATGATCCCGGAATTTGCATCTCGGCTGTATCCTGTAATGGTCGTAAACCCAGACGAAGGGATTAACATTGCCTATACATTTACGGATATATCATCGGGACATTTGAGCCAGAGCCAGTTGACCCTTAATGTGATCTCAGACGACTATGATTCAGGCATGGATGCTCAAAACAAAATTGCGAAACTGCTTGCAATGGAAGAGGACGCGCCATTCATATCATATGGAGATACAAGGTTTCGGTCTGTGCTTTCATCTGGCGGCGCACGGATATTTAATGAGGATTTGCAGAAATGGGAACTGAAAAAATATTATCTGATAGATTGGAGGACAATTCATGGGAACAAAGAATAAGGATGAGATTTTACTTGGAGCGGGTGAAGTCTATATGTATGAGTTTGAGGGAACGGAACTGCCACAAGATTCAACGATTGAGAGCGCGGATCACAACGTAGGGCATTGCAGCGGCGGGTTTTCCATAAACTACAAGCCTACCAAGTATGACGTTTTAAACCAGTATGAGAAGATCGTGAAATCATTCATCACGAAGGAAGAGATTACGGCTAAGACGGGTGTGCTTACCTGGAACATGGAGAATATCTCGATGCTTTCCACGGGCGAGTATACAGAGGACAAGGAAAAGAAGGTAAGAACCATCGTGTTTACCGGAAAGGGAAAGTCGCTTAAGACGGTGCTTCTGAGATTCGTTCATGAGAAGGAGAACGGGAAGAAGATTCGATTCACGATGATCGGACAGGGCGGCTCTGGATTCGCGCTTGAATTCACGGGCAAGGAACTGACGATTGATGCTGAAATATCGGCTATCAACAAGATTGATGGATTCCTGGCGAAGTTTGAGGAAGAACTTACAGAGGAAGAGGCTGCCGCTATCGTAGCAGCATAGGAGAGCGCGATAATGCGCCCTCCTTATTTTTTGATTGAAAGGGGATAAAAGATGCTGGACTTAGATAAGTATTTGGACAATAGTGTGGAAATGAGGATAGGTGGAGAAGTCATACATGTAATGCAGCCTACCCTAAGAATGATAGACAAAGTAGATATGATCGAGAAGGATTTAACGGAAGATAATATCAACGATAAGCGAATGGATGTTGCAATCCTATTTTTGAACCATAATAAGGAAGGACGGAAGTTCGAAAAACAGGACTTATATGACTGGACAACGGATGCAATTACTAATGTTATAAATACAATGTCAGTATTGCGATACGAAGCGGAATCAGACCCAAACTAATGATCCCCATTCCTCCTGGAGAAATTGGAAAGGCAATATGTGAAAAATATTTCCCGGAAGAGGAATGGGAAAAAGAGTATCGTTTAAAAACTGGAATTATTAGAAGGATAAGCGAGTATACGGGATTCAATTTTAACGAAGTTCTGGAACTGCCTTATCCTTATTTTTTGCTTCTGAACAGGGAGAGTTGGATCGCAAGTTATACAAAATCTAAGGAAGGCATGGAGACACTCAAGAACTTGTGGCGATTACAACAGACCAAGGCTGATGAAAAGTCAGTGAGAAGGCATAGCGGAGGAGGATATAATGGCGTCAGGAATTGAGTTAGCACCACTGTTAACCAAACTCAAGGTAGATACGGAACAATTCAAGAGAGACATGAAGAATGCCGCAAAACTGGGAAAGAGCGAGGCTGACAGGGTTGAGAAGAGCCTGTCTGGCCTTACAAGGACTGGACAGACGCTTGGAAAAGTAGGATCAGTGCTGACGAAGTCCGTAACCCTCCCAATTGTTGGCGTAGGCGTTGCAACAACCAAGATGGCGGTTGACTTTGAAAACAGTTTTGCAAAAGTAAGTACGCTTCTTGATGATGGCGTCGTGGATTTTGCAGAATATAAAGACAGCCTGATAAGTGGTTCAAATGAAACCAAGGTTGCGGTTGATGAGTATTCCGAGTCCGTATATCAGGCCATATCCGCAGGCGTAGATCAGACCAAGGCGGTCGAATTCACGACTGAGGCCATGAAGTTGGCAAAAGGCGGATTCACGTCCGGCGCAAGTGCAGTGGATATCCTTACCACGGCGATCAATGGATATAACCTGAGTGCGGAAGATGCAACAAAACTGTCTGACATGCTGATTACCACGCAGAATCTCGGTAAGACCACCGTGAACGAATTGAGCAGCAGCATGGGCAAGGTAATCCCTATTGCCAGTTCTGTCAATTTTGGGATGAACGAATTGTCTGCATCTTACGCGCAGTTGACCAAGAACGGTATTGCCACGGCAGAGGCCGGAACATATCTTAAGCAGATGCTTTCCGAGTTAGGAAAAACAGGTAGTACGTCTGATAAGGCCCTTCGGGAACTGACAGGGAAAGGATTTGCGGAACTCAAGAAGGAAGGTGTTGCAACGTCAGACATTCTGAACATGATGAGCCAGTACGCAGAGAAGAACGGAATGACTCTGAAAGACATGTTCGGCTCAGTGGAGGCTGGATCAGCGGCATTGGTTCTCGCGAAAGGAAATGGTCAGGAGTACAATGGAATGCTGGACGCTATGAACAAGAGCGCGGGTGCTACGCAATCGGCTTTCGATAAAATGGATGCGACCCCAGCAGAGCAATTAAAAGGAGCCTTGAACAAATTAAGGAATGCGGGCATTAAGTTTGGCGCGTCATTTATTCCTGTGATTACGAAAGTATCTGAGGTATTAAGCAAGGCAGGAGACGCATTTGCGGGATTGTCAGAGCAGGAGCAGCAGAATGTAATCAAATGGATGGCATTGGCCGCAGCCGTTGGCCCTGTGCTTAAAGTGGTAGGCGGAGGGATAGGAACATTCACAAAATTAAGCAGCGTTATGAGCGGTGCGAGTACAGCGTTAGGCAGCCTTGGAGGGGCAGGGCTGGTTGGAAGCATGGGAAGTCTCGCTTCTATCTGTACGCCGCTTGTGGTTGGCGTTGCTGCTGTCGGAGCCGGAATGTACGCCGCCCACGAGAATACGCAGTTGATGAAGAGATCTATGATAGAGTCATCCGATGAAATGTCGGGAATGGAAAAGGCGCTTGCGAAACTCAATGGCGTTGAAGTGAAGTCTAGGGAAGAGTTAGAAAAACTAGGGCTTGTACATAAGGAATTCTCAGATGACATCAGCAAGGAATTCCAGAAAGAGGTAGAAAAATCCACGGAGGCACTACAGGAATTCAGCGTATTCCTCAATGAGATTGGGTTTGATGATGTGATTTCGCAAGAGGAAAGCGCAGAATTCACAAGACGCATATCGGATATGTGCCAGGAGGCTGTTGATACCATATCTGGCAAGAAGGAAGAAAGCCAGAAGGCCTTGAAGGAATTATTTGTTGCTGATGATGAGGTGATAGACGAAAGCGAGCAGAGGGTATTAGATATACTTTCCAGGTCAAGCGATAACCAGATCAGTGAAGTGCAGAAACTACAGGATGAGATTCTGGCGATCAAGCAGGCGGCAGTAGATGAGGGAAGAGCATTAAATGACCAGGAGGTTGCGGCAGTAGAGGAAAAGACTCAGAGAATCAAGCAGATCGAACTTGAAAATCTCGGCGGAACCCAGGAAGAGATCCTGTATGCTAAGAATGAGTTTGCCGCGAGGGTCAAGAACCTGGATGCCAAGAGCGCGTCTGAATTGATGCAGGAAAAGGCGAAAGCGCGAGATGATGAAATCGTGCAGATTCAGGCGTCATATGATACTCAGATTGAAATGCTCAAGTCAAAAGCATCAGAATGTACTGGCGCGGAGCGTGAGGAAATGGAGAAGCAGATTGCCAATCTTGAGAGCGATAAGCAGAAGAAAATTGATAAGCAGAATGAACTCTATGACGAGTATATGAATATCATCAGGGAGAAGAACCCAGAATTGCTGGATGTGATTAACAAGTTTAACGGGGAAATACTTACGAATGAGGACAAGGCTTGTCAGGAGAAACTCTACAAAATGATGAATCATTATGACGGGCTGAACCAGATAACCGAGAGTGGATATTATCAGATATACGATAAGACTAAGAATGGATGGAGCAACGTTAAAGTCGTAGTTGATGAAGGCACGGGTGCAATTGTTGGAATGTATGATAATGTTTCAGGAGAATGCGGAGGCTATACGGAAAAGATGGCGCAGGATGCCGAAAACATGGCACGTAGGCAGAACAGCGCATATCAGGCAATAGGATCATCAATGGGGCTGTATGTAAGCAATACGGGTCAAATTATGGGTGCAAATGGAAACGTAGTTGCATCTATGGATGACTTGAAACTGCATACGGACGGAACCAGGACGGGAATTGTCAACATCAACAATACGCCTTATAACATTACCGTAAACAAGGACGGGACGATATCAGCGTTGCAGGAAATTAACGATAAGGCAGATTATGCAACAAGGGACAGGACTATTCATATTGCGGCGCAGTATATGGATAATCCCTCTATTGCGGCATGGGATGGAGTTACGGAACTTCACCACTTTAACGGTCTTGATAATGTTCCTTATGATGGATACAGAGCAGTATTGCATAAGGGTGAGCGAGTTCTTACTTCCGAGGAAAACAAGGAGTATTCATCTGGCAGGGACAATACCAATTATGACTACATCCGAAACATTGTAAGAAGCGAGATCAAGGGGATCGTGATAGAACTGAATGACAGGGAGATGGGCCGTGCATATTCCCGCTGGTCAGAAGGGAGGGCTTAGATGTACCCAGATATATGTTATGTGAATAGTAATAATGTGGTGCTTGATCTTACGTCCTTCCCTTATCTAGTCAATGATATCAATGAGATAACAGACTACTCCTGGGATTACGAGGCCAACGATGCACAAAAGGTAGTATCATTTTCCCGTGGGGTGTGCGAGATACCTATAACTATCAATATCCTTGCGAATACGCATGAAGAATATGTACAGGCACGAAAGAGGTTGTTTGAGGTACTGGAAACGGATGTGCTTAACAATGCGAGGGGGCGGCTGTACTATCATGGTCAGTACGTCCTTTGCAACGCCGTTACCAGCAAGAAAAAGGACTGGAACATGGGCGTTGACTTTGCGTTAGTTTACATCAAATTTGTAACGGACTGGCCTTACTGGATCACAGAAGAGACTTTCGAATATCTGCCATACTCTGGCGCAGAAAGCAAAAGCATTGGAGGCCAGAATTATCCGTACAATTATCCGCACAATTACACGAATACGCAGAAGGGGAACGGGATAATCCGTAATGAGCACTATGCTGACTGCAATTTCTCTATGACGATATATGGAAAAAGCCTGAATCCAAGGGTATCCATTAACGGACACGTGTATGAGGTGTTCACAAGCGTTGATGACGGCGAATATATGGTCATTGACTCCAAAAGCAAGACCATAAGGCGGTATAAGGCCAACAAGCAGATCGTCAACGAATTTGGTAGCAGGAATATGGAATCATCCGTATTCAAATTGATACCGACTGGCAAGAGCAATGTGATCTGGGATGGGTCATTTGGAATAGACATCACCCTGTACCACGAAAGGAGTGAACTGCTATTAATCTGATAATTGCGGATGCGAATGGAAGAGAACTCAGGTATTGGGATATGGAGAGGAACCTTGATCTTGATATAGGCGATACCAATGACTTCCAGTTTGTGGTATCGCTTACGGAGTGGAATCACTCGAGCCTTGATTATGGATATAGGCTATTCGTGCCAGAGACAGAATATGGGGGAGTTATAGGAGATATAGAAACATCAACGAAAAGAGGACGGGTCATTGTACGCGGCGATACGTGGCGCGGGATGCTGGGAAAGAAGATCGTAGAGCCGCCCAAAGGGTCATCACATCTTACTGTATCAGGAGAACTTAATGCCGTGATATCAGGAATACTTGGAAATTCGTTCGGCGATCTGTTTTCCGTTTCTAAACGGGATACCGGGATTATAGTAAATTATCAATTTGACCGTTATACTACTATGCTGGACGGATTAACCAAGATGCTATCTCAGGTGGGATATAGGCTATCAATCAAGTACATAGAGCGAAATGACGGACCAGGATATGTGGAAATCGGCGCAGTAAAGGCGTCTGATTATTCAGAGAGCATTGAATTCTCACAGGACTATCATATCAATTTTATAGCCCGCGAGTGTAGGAACGGGATTAATCATCTCATCTGTGCTGGCGAGGGAGAAGAGGAAAGCCGCCTTGTCCTGCATCTATATGCGGATGCGGACGGAAATATAGGCGAAACACAGTATTATACGGGGCTTGATGAAAGAACCGCGCTATATTCGTATACATCTATAAACGATGCGGAGGAATTGAAAAAGGATGGTATAGAGCGTTTTAAAAAACTCATGAATTACAAGAGATTCGAGATGTCCGTAGACAATGTGGAACTTGAGGTTGGCGATACGGTATCCGGCAGAGATTATATAACAGGGATATATGTCAAGAAGCCTGTGGTTGGAAAGATACTTAAAATTACGGACGATAGAGAAACAATAGATTACACCATAGAAGGAGATGATTAGATGGAACTCATAACAGGAGTGGGCGCAACGGATCACATTGATTCTCAAGATGATGCTGACTTTCAGAGAGCCATTACAGGCCCGGACAATTATGTGTTGAATATCGGTCGAAAGATGGAGGCTGAGTTATTGTCAAATAATGTGGTGCGTGTGCATGATGGCAGCCTGATCCACCAGGGAAGGCATGTAATTATACCGGAAGGCGAAAGTGAAGAGGTAACAATTGAATATGGTACGCAGGGGGAAAAAAGGATTGATCTGATTGTATCGGTGTACAGCAAGGATACCACAAACGGAATAGAAACAGAGTTTCTTAAGGCCCTCAAGGGAACGCCATCCGTAGACAGCCCGGCTATTCCAAGCCATATAGATGGGAATATCAGGGCTGGAGATATATATTCTGAATTCCCTCTGTACAAGGTTACGCTTGACGGAATCAACATAGTGTCAATAGATCCATTGTATGAAGTGCTTACATCTATGGCAGAACTTAAGATGATGACCGATGAACTAAATAGAAATTTGGAAGCCACTAAAAATAATCTGTCGGGCTTGCAAGTGCTTGAGTGTGGCTCAAAAATAATTACCACCCCGAACGGGTTATATACACTTAAGGGTGACCTACCCGAGGGGCGTAGTTATGTAGCCCATGTGATTAACGGTGATTATAATGCTAATCCCATAGAGATCAAAAAAGTAATAATCCAAAACAACAGCGTTATTGTACAGTTTGCGGGTGCGGTCAACAGCCCTTGCAGGATAAATTATGTAATATTTTCGGTACCTAATTAATCAATAATTTCCAATAACCATCCAATGTGCATATCCATCAGAAACGTTTGCATCTGAAAGAAGTATCAATTTATTTGCATTTACGACACCGATAAAAACATGTGGATGTCCGTTCGGATATCTAGCGGAGGCAGTTCCCCAGACCGGATCTTTTAAACCGTATTTGGATATGTCAAATTCTTTCGCATATCCTCCGCTTTCTTGGTGGTTTATAAATGCATTTAACGGATACGTTCCGTAGATTATTTTTAGCCTTGCGCTTTCCAGGGCTAAAACACCATTCTGCTCCGCGCTTAATGGTATACCTTGTGGTAAATTCAAATTTAGTGAATAACCGTAACCCGTAAATCCGGAGCCGAAAGGCTCTTATTTTTTGCGCCTCGCTGGTGGCACATTACCAGCAGAAAGGAAAAACTATGCAGTTAAATTTTAAGGATGGGACATCCATCCAGATCCAAAAGGCGGTAGAGTCCGGTGGTAGGCTGCAAGTCCTGGTAGCGGGTACGCAACCGGAACAGTTACGTATGCTCTTTACAGATCCTCTTAAGACTGGATACATGAAGGTAACAGAGAGAGGAGAGACGCTTGCAGAATACGCAGAATATACGGAATTTTACCGAACCGAAGAGTACACCGGAAAGATCTACGGAGTGGTTGTCAACCAGGTTGGGAAGTCTGTGGAAGAACGTCTTGCAGAGACCGAAGAAAAGACAGATGAATTGATAGAGAATGCGAAAAATAATGGTCGGCAGATTACTGATTTACAACTGGCGGTCTGCGAACTCTACGAAGGAACGGGGGTATAAGGATGTCTTATTTTGCGCGAGTATACGCAGATCTAATTACGAAGGAAAAGAAAACTGTAGGAGATGTGCCGGAAGCATTACGGGAAGAGGTACGACAGATCTTGGCAGCAGAGACAGAAGATGAGAGCAGTGATTAAATGGCTGCTCTCATCCATATCTAAAATCGTGTTTCGGAAGGAGGTGGAAACTATGGCAGTGATTTATGCGACTCTGATCGTAAAGGGGAAAAAGACCATTGCTGATGTCCCTGACAGAATCAAGGACAAGGTAAAAGAAGTGCTGATTGACCTTGATTGTGGAGAATTGGCAGAGTAACGGCAAATTATCACAGGTACGATTTTAACCGCTATATGACCGTTATATGAGGTCATGGGCGGTTATTTTTGTGCCGGAAAGGATGCGAAAACCATTGGAACAGTTTTTAATGCAGACTTATACGGTTGCGCTTCCTATCATCCTGACCGCACTGATGGGCTATATCGTGTGGCTGCTGAAAAATCAGAAGAAAGACCGGGATGCCAACAGCAAAGGAACAATGCTTTTGTTAAGGGTGCAACTTATTGAGTATCACGACAGATATATGACAAAGGGTAACATCCCTTCATACGCTTATGAAAATTTTATGGAAATGTATGATGCTTACCATGCGTTGGGTGGTAATGGGATGATTACGAAAATGGAGAAAGAAATCGAAGAATTACATTTAAAACGGAAAGAGGTAAATCATTATGAAAACAATTAACTGGTTAGCAAGGGTAAAAAATAAGGCATTTTGGGTTGCAATCATTCCGGCAGTGCTGCTTGTCATTCAGGCAGTTGGTGCTGTATTTGGCTATACGCTTGACTTTGGTGATCTTGGGAACAGACTGCTTGAAGTAGTCAATGCAATTTTTGGTGTACTGGTTATCTTGGGCGTTGTAGTTGACCCAACAACGGCAGGGGTAAAGGACAGTGAACAGGCGTTAACCTATACAGAACCGAAGAAATAAGGAAGGTATAAGGCTATTACAAATCAAGGAATTGGAGAAGAATGAATAATGTACACCTGGGAGATAGACGATCTTGTGCGGGCAAGAGGCAATATCCTGTCCGTGCAGGAGTACATACAGGTATGCCGCAGTCCGCAAGTGGATCACATTAAAAGAGACGGAGACAGAGTCCAAATCTGGACTAAGGACGGCGGCTTCTGGGAGATTGAAATCAAGAAGTAGGATTCAGAGGGCTTGGAAACAGGCTCTCTTTTAGTGCGACATCGCACAGGAAGGAGAAGAAGATTATGAGCATGAATGGAATTGACATCAGCAACCACCAAAAGGGATTGGATATCTCTAAAGTGCCATGTGATTTCGTTATTATGAAGGCTACAGAAGGGACCACATTTGTGGACAAGTATTGTGATGGTTTCTACCAACAGGCGAAGAAACTTGGAAAAAAATTAGGCGTATATCACTTCGCAAGCGGAAAAAGCAGCGGTACAGCAGAGGCGGATTTCTTCCTGAAGAACATAGGCGGATATATTGGCGAAGCGATTCTTGTACTCGACTGGGAAGGAAGCGCCGTAAACAAGGGCGTTGAGTACGCAAAGGAGTTTCTGGATCGCGTGTACGCAAAAACCGGAGTAAGGCCACTCCTCTACTCTTACAACAACTGTATCAATGCATATGATTGGTCTTCCGTAGCAAAAGCGGACTACGGCCTGTGGAACGCTGGATATTATGCCGGGTACCAGACAATGGGATATAATCCAAACGCCCCAATCAAGGGTGGACTCGGCGCATGGGGAAGTTGCGCTATGTACCAATACACATCATCCGGCCGCTTGTCCGGCTGGGCTGGAAATCTGGATCTGGATGTATTCTATGGTGACTCAGCCGCATGGGACGCTTATGCGAAAGGCAGTGCAAGTGCTTCTCCCGGAGGGGCACCGGCATCACCATCACAGCCTATAAATACAAGTCCTTCCAGTCAGTCAATGCTGAATGCGCAGATCCACATTAATAATTTCACCGGCGCCGGAATACCGGAAGATGGGAAGAACGGGCCAAAAACCAGAAGAGGGATTGTGATGTCTTTGCAGCACGCCTGCAATCTGGATTACAAGCCGAATCCTACACTAAAGGAGGATGGTTTAATCGGTTCTAAAACAAATAGAGTAAGAGGGCTGCATTATGTGAGACGTGGAGAAACGCAGTATCTCGTTACCTTCGTGGAAATCGGACTTACTGCGCTGGGATATTATACAGGAGCGGTAGAGTGCCCGGGAGTCTTCGGCAGTGGGGTAGAAGATGCTGTTCACAGATTCCAGCATGACATGAATTTGAACGAAGACAAGATCGCAGGCAGAAATGTGATGGATAGAATGCTTAGAATGTTAGGCTGTATCTAGTACAGAGGCCCCCGGGGCGTAAGAACTCCGGGGCCTATTATTTGCGTCAGAAAACAAAAAGGCCTATCCCGCGTAAGCAGGATAGGCATGCCGCTAATGGCATAACCACTTTTCGTGGCAGATTAAAAAAAATAATTTTACTACAATCCACACCCAGAATGTTATCAGGATGGCTAATATATAAGTATAATACCCCAATTCTGGGAATAAGTCAACAAAAATGATAAATATGGACGGGATTTTATCTGCAAAATGCTTGACTATTGGTAACCAATGATATATACTATATCTATACAGTAGAAACCAGGGATCATAGAATGGAGGATATAGATATGGCATGGTATTACGGGACGTATTCCTGCGGTCATGAAGGAAGAGTGAACATCATAGGGCCTACCAAGGACAGGCAGTGGAAGGCAGACCGTCATTTTGGACATATGTGCCCTGAATGCTATGAAAAATGGCAGGAAGAAGAGCGCGATAGAAAGAGCCTGGAGGCTGCTGAAAAGTCCAAGGAAATGGAACTTCCAGAACTTGCTGGAACGGAGAAGCAGGTGAAATGGGCAATGACATTGAGGATATCCGCCATAGAGTCGATGCTAGGGATGATTGAAAGGATCAAGGACAGCGTCATGGTCGAATGCGAGGATGGATCCAGGGAAGAAATGGACAAGGCAGAATTGGCCGAGGCGGTCGATTACGGATGCATGACGCATACGGATGCGAGATTCTGGATAGACAGGAGATCAGAAGCGCATAAGACGCTGATCGTATTCGCAAGGGAGTATCTGAAGAAGTGGGAAGAGATTCCCAAGGACGTGATGGAAGAGATGACCAATGAGGAAAGCAGTCTTGCAGTGGCGCCGGAAAATCAGATCAAGTCTGGAATAGTCAGGCTGTCAGTATCGGATTCAGGAAGCCTTGAAGCGCGCTACTTGAAGGATGATGATTTTCTGGGGATCATGAAGGACAAGGGATTCCGGTGGAATGGAAGCGCATGGGAAAAGGCGATAGACGAATTCACAGGAGCCATAGATGACAGGGCGGCAGAGATCGGGAACGCGCTACTGGCAAACGGATTCACGGTAATGTTCTACAGCGAATGTACAAGGCAGATGGCCATATCTGGAGGCTTCGAGGAAGAGACGGGAAGATGGATCAAGTGGAACGCGAAGCGGAAGATGTTCGCCATATGCTGGGACGGATATAATGACACGCTGTATCAGGCGGCCAGAAAACTCCCGGGAGCAGCATGGAGGGACGGAGGCATGATGGTTCCGGCAGAATTTTATAGGGAACTGGATGATTTTGCCGAGACAATGGGATTCCGGTATTCGAAGCGTGCAAGAATGGAAGAGAAGCGCAAGGCAGAGGAGACAAACGGATACCGGAAAGTGGATGTCAGAGAGCCGGACAGGAAGAAGCCAACGGATGAGGAAAGGCTTCGCAAAGTCCTTGAATCATCCAGGACAATCATAGAGGATCTGAAAGATGAGGCTTAAGAATGAACTCCTTCCGCACCAGAAGGAAGCGGTAGAAAAACTCATAGGGATCAAGGTGGGTGCACTGTTCATGGAGCAGGGGACGGGAAAGACGATCACTGCCCTTGAGATTGCCAGAATCAGATATGAGAAGAAAAAGATAGATGCCGTGATATGGCTATGCCCATGCTCGGCAAAGGAGAATATAAAGAGAGAGATCGTCAAGCAATGCCCGGACGAGATGCTGGACATCTTCACGATCTGCGGAATCGAGACGCTCAGCACGAGCATACGGGCGATCTCATACCTGATATCCGCCAGCGAGAGGAAGCGGTGCTTTCTCGTCATAGACGAGAGCCTGCTTGTGAAGAACGGTCGCGCATATCGGACAGAGAACATACTCAGGATTGCGGAGAAATGCCCGTATAGGATGATCCTGAACGGAACTCCGATATCAAGGAACGAGGCTGATCTGTACGCGCAGTTCTATCTCCTGGATTGGAGGATACTGGGGTATAGGAGTTACTGGAGTTTTGCGGCGAACCATCTGGAATATGATGAGTACGGGAAACTGAGGAACGTCCTGAACACGGACTATCTGGCAGAGAAGATAGGGCCGTACACGTTCCAGATCACAAAGGAGCAGTGCATGAAACTTCCGAAAAAGCATTATGAAACCTCTTATTTCTCTCTTACGGAAGAGCAGCTGCAAGAGTATGCGGAAGCCGCAGGCAGGCTGATGCTCGAGGTGGACGAATGGAAGCCGGAAACGATATACAGGCTTTTTTCGGGGCTTCAGGCAGTCATATCGGGAAAGCGGCTCATATTCAATAAATCCGGGTCGCACTTCGATGCCGTAGAGATGTTCCATGACCCGATGGACAACCCAAGGATAAAAATGTTAATGAATATCCTGACGGAAGAAAAGACGATCATATTCTGCCGGTACGAGTCAGAGATCGAGCAGATTTGCAGGATCATTCCGGGAGCGGTAAGATTTGACGGAAAGGTGCCGCAGAGAAAGAGGGATATCGCGCTTCGCCGGTTCGCCGGAGACTGCGACTACCTCATTGCGAATAGGAACTGCGCGGGATTCTCTCTGAACCTACAGTTCTGCCACAACATCGTCTACATGTCCAACGACTGGGATCTTGGGAAACGGATGCAGTCGGAGGACCGCGTTCACAGGCTCGGACAGGAGCATGACGTATATATCACGGATATATGCGCCGAGAATACGATAGACGAGAAGATCCTGAAATGCCTCAGCAGGAAGGAGAATATCCTGGAATGCATCAAGAGCGATATCGGGAAGTCCGGGGACAGGATGAAGGCTCTGGAGAGATACGTGTATGGAAGCCGATACAGCCATGAAGTATTCGACTGCAATGAATTGGAGGATGAAGATGCCAAAGGTATATAAGGATATCAACGTATATGATGCAGCAATCCTGAGATACCAGACCGTTTTAATGGAGTTTGATAACTATTACGCGTCAGTGTCAGGAGGAAAGGACAGTTCGATCATGCTGCAGCTGATGGCGCAGGAGGCGCGAAAGGCGGGAAAGAGGTTCTCTGTCCTGTATATAGATCTTGAGGCGCAGTACAAGGCTACGATCGACCATGTGAACGATCTGATAGATGCCACGAGGGATGTCGTGGACGAGTGGTACTGGGTGGCAATGCCGCTATCGCTAAGAAACGCGGTATCTGCAATACAGCCGAAATGGATCTGCTGGGATAAGAAGGATCGGGAGAAATGGGTGCGCGACTGCCCGAGCCGCAGGGACGATATCATCCTGTGCACGGAGGACGATCACCCGGAAGGCTGGGACTGGTTCTTCCGCGGGATGGAATTCGAGGAATTCATCCAATGGTTTGCGAAATGGTATAACGAGAAGCATGGCGGGAAGACGGCGGCGGGAATCGGCATACGGTCAGACGAGTCGCTGAACCGGTTTCGAACGATCATAAGCGGAACAAAGGAGCGATACAAGGACTACGGATGGACTACGAGGGCGCACTGCAAATCAGAGGCGCTGGACTGCTGGAACTTCTATCCGCTCTATGACTGGAGGACGGAGGATGACTGGACGGCGGTGGCAAGATACGGACTCCTGTTCAACGAGATCTACGAGCTGATGAATAAGAACGGGGTATCCATATACGAGCAGCGCCTATGCCAGCCGTACGGGGATGACCAGCGGAAGGGGCTTGACCAGTTCCGAACGCTTGAGCCGGAGACGTGGGAAAAGGTTCTGGACCGGGTGGAGGGCGTAAACTTCGGGAACATCTATTGCAGATCCTCCCTTCTCGGGAACATCAGGTCGGAAAAGCCGGATGGAATGACATGGGAGCAGTACGCGGTATTCCTGCTTGAGAGCATCGGGATGTACGCACCGGAAGTGCGGGACCATTACTACAGGAAGATATCAACGTTTCTTGGATGGTATGAGAAGCAGGAGGGCATATCGGCCGACAATATCCCGGATGAGGCAGACAGGAAACTAGAGTCAGCCAAGAAGGCCGCGTCATGGAGGAGGATAGCGCGGGCGATCGAGAAGAACGACTTCTGGATGTCGAGGCTTTCCTTTGGAGAGACCAAGTCTGACGTGAAGCGCCTGTTCGAACTGAAGAAGAAATACAGCAACATCATCAGGCCCAGGGACACGGACAGCAAGAGGCTCAAGAGGATAGCGGAGAAAATGGAGGCGGAAGAGCATGGACAAGAGAATGAATAGGATAGAGGAACTAGCGCGCGAACTGTCAGAGGAGATCGGATGCCTTGATGATAAGAAAAAGGTAGAGGCGCTGAATCACGCAAGGAGATGCCTGCACGAGGTCAGCCCGTTCAGGGACGAGCCTTGCGACTGCATACAGTGGGTAAGGCAGGAGGACGTACATGCGAACGAGTATAATCCGAATCATGTCGCTGGCCCGGAAATGAGGCTGCTTTACGAGTCGATAAAACTTGACGGGTACACGATGCCCATTGTAACCTATGACTTAGGGGATGGAACCCGGGAGATCGTGGACGGGTTCCACAGAAACCGCGTTGGAAGGGAGCATGCAGACATCCGAAACAGAGTGCATGAATATCTCCCCGTGTCAACGATAGACAAGACGGAGGATGAGAGGATAGGCTCTACCATCCGTCATAACCGGGCGCGTGGAACTCATGGAATACGGCCGATGTCGGAAATCGTCCTGGAACTTTCACAGATGGGCTGGGAAGACGAAAAGATATGCAAGCGTCTCGGAATGGATTTGGACGAGGTCATAAGGCTGAAGCAGATCACAGGCCTGAAGGAAGCATTTATGAACCATGAATTCAGCAGATCCTGGGAAGAGTTCAAGGCAAAATACTATAAAGAAGGAGTATAGAAAGCAGTGGTGGCGTGGTAGAAAGGAATATAATAATCGGGAAGGCTGGAGGAACGGCCGGGAAGAATTCCGTAAACTACAAGATATGCCTTCCGGCGGAAATGGTGAAGAAACTGGGCATAACCACGGAAGAGCGTGAGGTCGTCCTGTATATGGACGAAGACCGGATCATAATAGAGAAGAAGAGGAGATGATAGGATGAGAAGAAGCCATGAAGGACTAAGTGGAATCACGAAGGACAATTATACTGGAATTCCAGATGAACTGAAGGAATTCAACTATTATTATAACGATATGGAAACCGGCCATGTGATTATGGCAATACCAGAATGCCTGCTTTCAGAGGCAGAGGATAATGGAGATCTTGACATGTACGAATGCCCGTTCCCATGCAGATACGTGCTGGAAAAAGGGTATCGGATGCATAAGGGGCATGTGATCTGTGATGGAGAATATGATATGAGCCTTGGATTGATGATTGGGGAGGAATGGTTCGAGGTATAAATAGAGGCCTATCCTGTTCAAGCGGGATAGGCCGTTTCGATCTAGTGAAATAAATCCATCCTTTTAATATATTCTTTCATTTCCTTGCATTCGTCTGTGACTATATAGCGGAATTCATCTATCTCTATTTCCTTATCTGGGTCAAAATAATCTTTCCCATCATCCTCCTGAGAGAGTTTATATAAACTTAATACAGATCCATAGGTATAAGTATTGCAATCAAGCAGTTTGTCATAGATAAGCCGTCCGGGCTTGAATGCATAGCAGTACTTATATCCTACCTCTTCTCCGCATTCCCAATTTTCCTCCCAACTTATATCGCGCTTTTCATAACGCATTTCCGTGATGACTTCATAATCATTATATTCCTCAAACTCAGCGTTTAGGGATGATAATGCTATGGGGTTTCTTTTCATCCTATAAATCCTGTTTATAATAGTATCTATTTCGCTCATTTTTGTTCCTCCTTCATTTTCCTTTCCTTGTAATTATATTATAAACTATAGAGCACTATATTTCAACTGACAAGTCTACTAAAATTAGCGCACTAATTTAGTGCATTATGCATATAGTGCACTAATGTGTTGTATGTTATACTTTATAAAGAAAGAAAGGAAGGAAGGTGGGAAAATGGCCTACAATGAAAAGCAGAAAGAGTATACAATGAACTACCTGTATAAATTAAAGGAGATAAGGTTTCGCGTAAAGCCAGAAGAATTCGAGCGATACGAAAAGGCTGCAAAAAAAGCCGGATATCCAAGCATGAGACAATTCTATTTGGATGCGATCAATGAAAAAATTGAGAGAATTTCAAATTAGTGCGCTAATGATATTGACATATAGTGCGCTATAGTATATAATAAAGATAGTTAAGAGAGGCAAGCAACACTTAACAATATCGGAAAGGAGATAACATGGAAGAGATGAAAGAATTCGTAGCATACCTAAGAAGGCTAAAAAGAGACTTGGACAAATTAAATGAATTGCTGGAAAAGGGGGATATAGAGACGGCTAAGAAGGAGTTAAAAGAACTTCGAGAAGATACACAAAAAGATATAGAGAGTTAGCAAAAGAGGGCGGGCTTGCCACCGCTCCCCTGCAAATAAATTATAACATGAAAACAATTAGTAGAAAAGAGGATTATATATGAAAATAACAATAAGCAAAGAAGGGCAAAACAGAAGTTATGCAGATCGGATAGGGGTTGATTATAAAATTGGCCAGGAGGCCGATATTGAAGTAAAAGGATACTTAAAAAAGAAAAAAGGGGCATACGAGATCATAGAAAATGATCATGTGGTGTCAGCGGATGAAAATGGAAACGCATATTTACCATTATGCCAGGGAACAGATGCAAGCGGAAAGAAGTACGGCATATTTGTTTCAGGAGGAAGGAATGGGTCAGAGTACAAATTGTCAGCATTTTTAAAATTATAAATATTACAAATTCCTCGGAGCATAAAACTCCGGGGACTATCATGAATTAAATATAGACAATAGCACATATTCAAAATCGGAGGTATAGGTATGAAAAAATTAAATAAGATAGCACGTAATTGTAATATCAGAGCATATGGATTTCAGGCACTGAAAGATTTTGCCGAAAATTCTAGCAAATACGGAAGAAAGGAAATAATCTCTTCATTGTCCCCGGCTGTAATGGCTGAAATGGGAATAATGGAATATTATGCTCCTGTATTCCCAAGAGGGTCAGTATATAATACAGCAGAAGACCTGGTTAACGCCGATTTAAGCGTTAATAAAATAGTAGTACAATGGGAAGATAAGGATGAAAATGCCGAGGAAATCATTGTATCTCGGCACAACGGAACAATCGAAATTCTCAGGGCTATGTACCCTAATGCGACCATTTATTCAGGCAATATCAATCCAGAAGATATTGAAGGAAAATTTGTCGCTGGTACATTACCACCCCATTTAATCCAATATGCATCTGCATATATGGCAGTCACAATCAATAATTTTGATTACGCCAAAGATGGCGATCTAAGCGGAAAGGAGCTGAAGGAACGACTTCATATTTCAAATCCAATTAGTATTCTCGTATTTCAAGAACACAAAATCACAAAATTTGATACGACATCAGAAATCACAGAGGAGGGAAGAAAAGAAATTATAGAAATTATAGAAAAAATATATAACAGAAATAAAAATAAAATAGATAAATATATCAAATATAGAAAAATACTTAATGAATGCTATGTAGAATTAGACAGTTATAGTGGAATGTCACTTTACGTTTCGGATGTTATTGAGAAAATCAATAATGTCTTTAAATTAACAGGAAGAGACGAGCCGTTCAAAGAAGTTGGAGAAATTCTTAAGACGGAAACGCTCAAAATAAAAAATTATGTATTTTCTCACAAAAGAGAAAATAGCATAATAAAACTATATGAAAATTGGAAAAATTTTGAAAAGTTGGATTGCAAAAAAGATTTCCACGAACGTATGGATGCAATCCTTGCTTTAAACTTTGTCTTGGAATATTTTCCGGACGTCATAAGCAAAGAAGAGATTAAATCATTATCACAACATATTTCTATTTAGTTGACCAATAAAAATTATATACAACACGAAATGCAACACGGATTCCACAAGTCAAGTAAATACGCTATGTTTACGGTATTTTCAACTGGTTCGAATCCTGTTACCCCGACTTTCAAAAGGCATAACTTCTATAACTGGAAGTTATGCCTTTTTTCGTTTGCCGCCAGCAAATGGCATCAAAAAAAGGAAAACACGTTAGGAATTAGATTGTATAAATTTTCCTTTTTCCGGGTAAGATATATGGGAAGAATGAAATTGATGTATGGTAACGGCTATGGGCTGGATACATATATAAGTAATGAGAGAAAGGAGTATTCCACATGAGCCAGGTAATCATTCAATTCAAAAACCCGGATGAAGTAGTAGAATTTACAAATACAGTAGAACGCTTCCCATATAGCATGGATATTCTGCGAGGCAACAACTCGGTGGCAGATGCCAAATCCCTGCTGGGGATTATTGCGCTAGGTCTGGGCAATCGGTTGAAACTGCGAATATACAGTGAAGACTGCGATGAGGTGCTTAAAGAGATCAGCAAGTATATCGTGGCGGCATAG